CTCATCATCAGAAAGAAAGGCCATCTCTGTGTTCTGAACTTTCAGTTTACGTATACCGCGTACAGGGTTCGCGTTGTGAAAGACCTCAGCTTCAATCAGCACCGTGAACATGGTAGACAGAACGCATAAATCACGATTAATACTGGACGGCATTAATCCGGCCTGTAATTTCTCTGACCGATATTCAAGCATAAATTTTCGCGTCATCTGACTGGCGCGAGGATCTCCCATTTCACGAATAACCTTCCCTAGCCTGACCCTGTAGCTATCCCCGTAAGCCTGATTACGCCCGTCAAGCATCCACCACGCATCAAGCAGCTCTGATAATCGCCGCTGATCAGCTGGCTTAGCCTGCCATGGCTTGTCATGGAAGTTCTGTAACACATACTTCTCAAACTCCTGAGCCTTTGATTTCAGGGTAAAGGTTTTCCGAATCCGCTTTCCTTCCGCCCCCTGAGGTCTGACATCAACCCGATAACGTCCGTCTTTGAGTTGCTTAATCGACATGATTAGCCCCTCCAACGGATAAATTAACTAAACACTCCTTGCGAGATGTAATTCGCTCAATGTGTAAAGTCAGCCAACATTGCGGCCTGATCGGGGTGATTTTTGGGTAATGCCGATTGAAGCCTGATCGTCCTCCGACTGAATGGAGCCATCAAGAGAGAGAGCCGGAGCAACCTGCCCGGCAGCGGGAAATGTTTTGTCGTGAAGTATCCACATAGTGTATTTTTCGAATCGCTCGACTTGGATTACTTTTTCTACAACCTCAATTCGCGCAGGTTTATATCCAGACTCATAATTTCCTATAGTCCCTACAGAAACCCCCGTTACTTGCGAAAACTGAGATTGGGTAAGTTTTTCCGCATTTCTGATCGCCTTTAGTTTTTTGGCATAATCTCTTGACATGTTCACCATACGATGAGTATCCTCTCTTCATTCTTCACCACAAGGTGAAGTAAACAAACCAAAACAAACCATCACAAGGCGCGACAAGCGCACCAACACAAGAGGATAACAAATGCGGGACTTCATTGCCGATAAAGAGTTATCTGACCACCAACCACTTCAGGAAAGTGACACACTCAGCGGATCCATTGATGCCGCCAACAACGACGAACACGAAGAAAACAAGAAAAAGCGCTCTTACAAAAAAGGAGCAAATTTACGGCTGGATGGTCCGATCGCCGGGCTTTGCTCTCTGGAAAGAGGCGCGGCATATATTGGGCTAACAAAAGCCGCACTGCGCATGGCCCTTAATCGCGGTCAAATGCCGGGACACAAAACGCGCACAAACCCGGAAGATGAAGATTCAGACGGCGTATGGTGGTTTAACACCAAAGAATGGGACGCACTTGCTGACGAGTTACCAGAGCTTGAGCCACCAGAATGGCACAACTGGAAAAGCTACTGGACGTATGACCGCCAGAAAAGAAAGTTCTCTCCAGCCGACAAAGAAGACTGCCAGACCGTTAACGGAAAACGGGTTTATATGGGTAGAAGCTCAAAACTGGAAAGACGCAGAGATCACGAGAGCGATTTATCATGAGCAACATCAAGAGCGTCGACGCATTCTTTGCACGCCCGAAAGAACAACGAGACGCATGGTTGCTGTGGCTGGGACTTTGAAATGACAAACCACGAAGATAAAGCACTACTGGAACGACTGGAAGCCCTGAAAAACGAAAAACCACACCAGAAGCTTTTGCTGGTTTTTCCGGGCAAACCGCAGATTGAAATCAGCGTTGACTACCACGAATTACACAGAACGTTCGCTGACCTGATGGCATTTAAATCAAAGCTTCAGAATGGCGAAGATTTGAAAAGTGTCACCCTGCATCCTGACGATGAATACGGTCATTTTTGTCGAGATGACGTCAAAGAGACGATTGGAATGATTTTAGAACCAATATACGGCGTCATGCTCCGTTTTCCTGCTGAAGAAGCACTGGAACTTTACGGGCAGATTCTGAATAACAAATCAATGCTAATTGAGCCACGAAATATATCGGGGGCTTGTACCCCCGATATAAAAGAAAGTCAAGACCTTCAAGTTGACTCAGTAAAAATGAACCGGCGGTACCTCAAAAAAGGGAAGTTCCTCGGATTCATAAATCAATGACGTGATTTAGAGCTTAAGGATTCTGTAATCTCAGCCTTTGAGATGTATTGCTGAAGAAAAACAACAAGGTCTTTTGCTTGCTCAAGAGTTAAGGCCGTAAACAACTCTCCAGCTTTAGGTAACTCAGTATCGTTACCTAAATCATAATGGAAACGTAGGCAGGCATGATTATTAACACTCAGACACTCAAGTTCACTGGGCGTATAAACAGGTACTGATTTTTGAGTCATATAAACCTCATTTGTGGTTGGTTAAACACGCGCCCTTTACAGCCCCTTCAAGACTGCGGGCGCCGGAAAAATACCACAAAACCATGCGCCGGACATGGCTAAAACCCGGCACAAATTCGCAACAGCAGCAGGATATTTTTGTATGAAGCAACGACGTAATTCTTCACAGCAACGCTTCCGCAACGGGGCAGAACGCCATGCTAACCGTTTCGCTACCAGTGCATCACGCAGCAGCTCTCGTTACAGCCTGAGCGAAACACACGCAACGCCGGATGGCCACCCAGTAAAACAAATCGGCGAGCATGCCTGGCTGATTGAGAAAGCTGGAATCGTGGTCCATAAATGCCCACGCAATCCGTTTACCGGAAATCGCATTTTTGCACTAAGCAGCGGCGACAATCAGTTCGGGCAGGATTTCACATTATACGAAGCACTACGCACGGTTGATCGTCTGCTTCGCGGACAAAGTTTTATTAAACAGACTGATTTATAACAGGTGCTTTATGACCAAAGAGCATGCACAAGGTGTATTTATCCGTTTTATTGATTTTCGCGGTGAACTGTTATTACGCGCATCAGCCATTGACGGAGTTGTTCCATCCGAAAAAAACGCAGCTACTTACGTTTATCTGAACGGTACGCGCCTGACTGTGGAGCTTCCGTACCAGACCGTACGAGAAATCATTAGCAAAGCTGAAAAGGCACGTCAGATTAATAGCGATGAACCATACATCGAAATTATCTGCATGGATTCAGAAGCTGAAATTCAGAAAGCAGATTAAAGGATATTGCGATGGACAAAGAATATAAAACTCTCATTAACAAAGCACTTGAGCAATATCATTTTGATGTAGCGGAGTACGGTCATTCTGCTGTTCCCCTAGCTCATAACTCGCTGACAGAATCGGTTCGCCACCTTCGGGAATACGCCAAAATTCGAAGGGATTTTTACGCATATAAAGAACTCGAAACTGTGGTGGGGCTTTTGTGTAAAGGGTGCATTATTGAACCATACGAACTGGAGAACGCCGCATGAGTATATTTATGTCCTGGCTTGTTCTGATTATTTCGGTGGTCTGCGCCATTGGGATTGTGCGAATTATTCATTCAGTGAAAAAGATTGAACGTTATTTCCCCGACGAATAACAGCACAACTAAACACCAGATTAAATAAGAAAACGTGAAAACAATCCGCACTCGCGGAGGTATTCGCACACACAAATAACGAGGATACAAAATGAACGCTAAAGATACAGTCACCATCACCAAACTGAAAAAAATATCAGAAATGGAAGATGCATTAGCCAGGCAGGCATTGAGAGAAGGGCTTATTCCCTTTTATGTTCGTTCAATGGCTATAGCAGAAGTCACCGCAAGTGCTGCTGGACTTATTGAAAGCCTGAACAACGAAATCAGCACTCTCAAAGCTCAATTAGCCGGCACCAACACTTCTTCCCCCAGCATTGGGAAACGGGTCTTTATCATCAACAACCCACAACAGGAATACATCATCCTGGCAGACCTGCAGGGGAGCTACATGATTGCTGCGGTTCCGGCAAATGAGAGCGAACCGCTGAGTGATGTACACATCATCAGACGCGACCGGATTGCGTTCATCGACATGGCAACCTCTTCCCCATTTAACGCATAACCCCATGAAAAACCAAAGGAGCACAGCGATGATCAAATCATTCTTAACCGTACATTTCACATCGGGCGGCATTGAATACGACGTGGAAGACAGCCTGATCGATCACGACAGAACAGCCCCCTCCCGCAGCGAGCCCGGTATTCATCACATCTGGCTTAAGAACGGGAAGCATTACACGGCTACTAACGTGATGTATGTACAGGTTCTGCGCAAAAAAAGCAGGCAACTAACGACCAGGGTACAGGAGCCACGAAGATGACCATTCTGGACTACATCGCCGCCAATCCGGGTTGTAGCGGTGGAGAAATCGCTGCCGCGCTAAATACCCCAACCACAGCCATTAATGCGGAGTTACGCCGACTCTGGCGCAGCGGTTCAGTCATAAGAAAAGAGCGCAAAACAGGCGGTCGCTTTTCTTACCAGATAAACCCGATGCCGTTCGGGTGCGGCAATCCACTTACCAACATGTTTAACCAACTACTGAAGGAAGCCAGAGCATGAGCACCATCAACCACCAGGAACTACGCGAACTGGCGACAGACTCGCAACGAATGGCAACGCATCAAAAATTACTAGCGTTTCACGCAATGCTCTCGCCGTCCGCTGTGCTGGCACTGCTGGATGAGCTGGAGCACGCCAGAACCATGGCTCCAGCCATTCGCCTGACGCTCCATCATGAAATCGCTGATTTCTGCGCACCACTGGGTTCGCCTGGTGAACCAGAAACGCCGGAAGCAATGCAACGAGAGCTACTGCAACGCATCGACAAGGTTTTTGATTTTTTCCTTAACCAGTAAAGAACCGCGATATGAACAAAAAGACCTGGTTTCGCGCATACATGTGGGCGCTGGTATGCGTCCTCGTTTCTCTCATTCTGTATGTGGGGCTACTTCCCAGAATGATTTCATCAGACAGCTCCTTCCTGGTATTGCTGGGCATTTTTGTCGCCTTGCTGTACCCGGCGGGCGTTGTCCGCTTTTTCAGTAACTACATCAAAGCAATTATGGAAACCAAACAATGAAAAAACTATTACCACTCATCCCTCTCCTGATGACCACACTTCTGGTTGGCTGTGACCGCGTGGAGCCGGGCAATGTAGGCATCAAAGTCAACAAACTGGGCGACGACAAAGGCGTCGGCGAAGTGGTTGGCGTTGGCCGCTACTGGACTGGCTGGAATACAGAGGTTTACATCTTCCCCACCTTCAAGCAAATGAAGACCTACGATGAGCCGTTCAGCTTCCAGATGAGTGACGGCACAACCATCGGCTATCACATCGGCGTGGCTTACAAGGTTGATCCATCCAAAGTTACCACAGTGTTTCAGACCTACCGCAAAGGCGTGGATGACATTACCGACACTGACCTGCGCCAGAAGATCGCCGATGCACTCAACCGACTGGCCAGCAAAATGACCACCGATAAGTTTATCGACGGTGGTAAGTCTGAACTGCTGGATTCAGCACTTAAAGATATTCAGGAAGAGATGACCCCCATCGGTATTCAGGTCATGAGCCTCTCTTATGTGGGTAAACCGGAATATCCGCCAACCGTTATCGACAGCATTAACGCCAAAGTCACGGCAAACCAGAAAACCCTGCAACGCGAGCAGGAAGTCAAGCAACGCGAAGCAGAAGCCAACATGCTACGCGCAGAAGCAGCCGGACAGGCTGATGCCATTCGCACAAAAGCCCAGGCTGAAGCCGATGCTATTCGTTTACGCGGTGAAGCTCTGCGCCAGAACCCCGGTGTTATGGAGCTGGAAGCAATCAACAAATGGAACGGCACGCTGCCGCAATACATGACCAGTAATACCGCTGTTCCGTTTGTTCCGGTGAAGTGATTCAACCCGGCCAGTGAAACCGCTGGCCGGAAATATAACGAATAAACAAAAAGCCAGAGGACAGAACATGCACAAAGCCTTTGAACGATGGATGCGCCAGCGTTACGGCAATCGCTATGACCTGACAAGGGATGTTGATGGCTACTACTGCCGCGAAATTGTGAAACGAATGTTTGAAGTGTGGTGTCACGCTCGCGGCCTGTACGCCGTGTAATCCGTGTCACTGCCAGAAGGTTAACCCATGTATACACAAAAAAACCGCTTGCCATGCCGCAATCAGTCAGGTTACATTTCCGCTGCACCTCATAAAACGAGTGCCGGGATTGCAACCCCCGCTGACAACTACAGCGCACAACCGCGCCAGCGGTTTTTTTGTGCGTACCGTATCGCCACGTCTTTTTCGCACACGAATTATGGTGGGGCGTACGGGGCCGACTTCGGTCGGGCCGGTTTCTGTAGTTGCCGGTGGTTGCAACCCCGTACGTCTCACCACCCAGAATTGCAACCTCTGGATGGTGAGTTTTCAAAACTTGCAACTACAGAGGCCACACCATGGCAAACCGCAAACAGCACCGCGCTATCGCGGAGCGTCGTCACATCCAGACTGAAATCAACCGCAGACTTTTCCGCGCATTCCGTGTCGCGCAAATCATGCACATCAATATGCTGCATGAACGCAGTCACGCACTATCGAACAGCTATTCCGCCTCTGTTTTCAGCTATCTGGCGGATGATCTGCGCGAGCTTCAGCAGCTCATCCAGCAGCAAAACAAACTCCATTAATTCCTGTTCCGGGCCTTTCCTGCACCTTGCGGCGGGAGGCCTTCGCACATCTGTAGTAAAGAGAATTGCAGCATGATTGACGCTCATGACTTCACAAGATGGGTGCGCACACAGGACACCCGTCTGGCTCCCATTCTTCAGGGATTATTTGATCTCTACATCCGTGGTCGTGACAACAGAGCACGCACCACAAAACCGGAGAATGCGGACACCCTTTATTTCACAGTAGACGACTGCTACCGCGTGGACTTCACACCACACGGGCTGGCGTTGCACTGCCTGACACCACACGGCGAATCACTGCTGGCGTATTACGACTCCCCGGCCTCCGTATTCGCGGCAATGCTGGCGCATCGCACTGCTGGCGGG